AGGGCTACTTGTAATCCTGATTGTACCTTTATATTTTAATTCAAATCCTTTGGCATTGCTATCAAATAAAACTTCACCATTACCATAAGTTATCATTATCCATCCTCCAAAATTTTATTTACAATTCCCACTATATCTATTATATCTATAGACCCATCCCCATTAAAATCTGCTTCAGTAGTTCCATATTCAGTTAATTGTTGATTGCCAAAAATAAAATTTACGATAGCAACAATGTCTAATATATTTACATGCCCATCGCTATTAGCATCACCTGTTGGCTCTATAACTTCTTCTTCAACAGTTTCTTCTTGTATTGCAGATGCAAATGAACTATCAGGAAAATAGAATAACCCTGTTTCATCTCCTTCAATAAAATTGCCTTGTTCATTTAATACTCCATCATACCAATCTGAAGAAACAATAGTAAATGCTGTCTTTAAATAGTGCAACTGCATACATTCAATTTCGATTGAATCAAGATTTTTCTTTGTAGAGGTAACCATAAATAAAGGAAAGGCTCTCTGTTCATATCCTGCAGCTTCATCTATTGTTCCTATGTCTTGTATTAATCTATAATCAATGCCATAAGCCTTTATCCCATTAAGCAAACTCCTAAATTTAACTAAATCACCAACTTCTAATTTATTGTAAGATAATGGTAATTTAAGGTTAAATATAAGATGGTCATTTCTGTATTGCTCTGATAAAAATTTATTTAAGCGATTGGCTGTATCATCTTTCCTAATATAATCAGATTCAAATTCTAAGTAGGCATCCTTACTATTTTCTATCCCATAATATTCATCTGTCCAAATAGGGTTCCCCACATCATCAAACTCGCCTGTATTTATCCCTGTGTATTCTGATTCAGTTCTTTTGAGATACGAATCTTGTGCATAGTCTTTTTCATATTGTACATCTACCTTTTTATAAATCTGCTCAGGTTTAGTTTTGCTAAATGAGTAATTGATTACATCTTGCTCTTTAATTTCAGTTGCAGTTTCATAATCACCTGTTCCATAATTATTTGATACTGTATATGTATCTTTAATTATATTAAATCCAAATGTGCCATCATTTTTAAACTTAGGGAAACACTTTGTTGATTTAGCAATATCTTCTATGAGTTTTTTAGAATCTGTTTTTTTATTTATAGTAAACCCAAACTCCCAATCCTCGTGTTCTTTTCTTGCTTCTGCATAATCATCTTCATTAATTTGGTCAGCAGTTAAGCCAAGTTCACTCCTTAATATATCATAAATAATATCAATAGGGTTTTCAATAAAATTGTTTTCAGGAGGTTCAGGGTGGTCATTAAATGTGTTTACTCTGCCTTTTACATTTACAAAATAGTCTTTATCTGTTATACCATCAAGAAAAAATGTTTGAACTACAAAAGCATCATTTATAGTAGTATCTACATTAAAGACCACATCATCATCATCATCAAAGGTTGTTGTTGTTCCTGTGTAATTATAAACAGGGAAAAGATGCTTTGGAATCCCAATTTTTATATTATCATAAGATGTTAGAGTGGTAAACCCATCTAATAAAATTTCACTTATAGAATCACTACCATTTATATTATCTAAAGAATTAGCACTTGTAAAAGAAGTAGATGCAGATTGACCACCAAATTGAGTGTAATCAGTAGGTACACCACCTACCCAAACTCCCCATTTTGTAAATAAAATGCTACCATTTTGATTAAAATGTCCACTTGATGTATTTACATCCTGTCCACTTGGTGTAGTTTCTTCACTTCTAAAGCTAAAATGCTCAACATCTACAAGAACCCTTGTAATAGGAGGTTCAATATCCCCATCTTCATTTTTTGCCATAGAATTTGGTATTGAAATTGGCTCAAGAATACATTTAAAATGACCTGCATTCCAATCCATTGTAGCAGAATCATTTGTCCCTATGGAAGCACCTATTTGCCAAGTAGCTGTATCTGTTGTTCCTGTAATCCTACCAATTCCTGCTGATGTTGCCTGTAATTCTCCTTGAATAAGACCTCCCTGAACTTCAACGCCTGTTTCTTCCCAAGAAACTTTATTAAATCTTCTTATTTGGTGTACTCTTAATCTTCCCTTAGAAAAATCATTTGAAGATGTTTCAGATTCATCTTCACTATAACTAACATCATCTGTATCTAATACAATACTTGTGCCTTCATATCTAAAGTTCTCTACTCCTTCAAAAGTGCCTAATTCAGCATTTGTCTTATGAAGATTCAAATACGCATCAGCTTCTTTAATAAAAAGCCCTGATTTCATAAATGGTGCGTTACCTATATTTACAGTTTCCTCAACTATTTCATAATATTGTTCTGTATCAATTTTCAATCTGTATTCTAAAATACTTTCAACTTCATCTGAGTCATTTCCAATATCTTCAGAATATGAATAATAAGGTAGTAAAGGACTTCTATCTACATGTCCATAAACCATTGGTATTGGCTTATTTGCATATTTGTCAGGCAAGTAATTTGATGGAGGAGCAGTAGGAGGCAAAGGCTTATGTGCTTTTTGTTCAGTTAAATCTTCAAGCTCAACCTTAACCTTTTCATCATCGTGTGATATTCTTCTTATCTGCCCTCTATACACTTCTTCAGATGTATCGTGATGAACAAAGTACACAATAACTTCTGTGTTGATTAAAGATGATGTAGATAGTCTGTCTGAAAATCTTTCACCACTAACAGGAAAATTAGATAAATCTAAAGATACATTAGAAATCTTAAACTTTCTACTTTCAATATCTACACTTTGTTTAATAGAAGGTATGTTTAAAAGGATAGGTTTACAATAATTGCCTTCAAATGTAGTATTGTTGGTAGAGAAATAATCATCACCTATCTTTATAACAGGATATATTTGTGTGTTTTTCACTAAGATACTCCTATATCAGCACCACGCCTAATAGCCTCTTTAATCATTGGTATTGCTTCATCTTCTATAAAGTCCTGACTCATAACATTGCCTGCAAAAGATATATTTACTGCACCTGCACCACCACCTTGATTGATTCTATTCATGGCTTCTACACCTACAGCGTTTACTGCTGTTCTGGACATAACAAACTCACCTTGTTCTGCTTCTATCATAGTGCCACCTTGTGAGTGCCTACGACCACCAACCATACCACCTGTAGCAAATTTAGGTATTGGCGTGCTTGCGATAGCACCTAATTGAACTGCACCCATAGCTCCAATCAATACAGCTAAAGGGATGTTTGGCAAGACTTTAGTTATTGCTGTAGCTATATTTATACCTGCATTGGCAAAATTAGCAGCCTTATCAAATTTTGCAAGCCTCGTTCTTTCAGCAGCTTGCTTGGAAGCAAGGTCTTTTTCCATTTTCTCTTGGCTTTTTGAACTCGCATTTTTAAACTTATCGCTTGCTTTAAGAGCAGCTACCTCTGCATCTAATCTTGCAGTTTGAGCAGCATTCATTGCAGAAAATTGATTAGAAATAACTTGACCCATCTCAATGCCTTTTTCCATCATCTGGGAAAAGGTTTGCTCTACACTATCGCCTGAATTTTTTAGCTTATCAATTTCTTCTTTTAAAAGTCTAATTTTTTCAATTAAAACATCATTGTCTATTGAAATCATTGCATCAAACGCTTGAGTAGTCCCTTCAGCTTGCTCTGCAATTATAGCAAAAGGGTCTTTAAGAGCAAAAAGCCCTTGAGAGACCTCTACTAAATTTGCCCCCAATTCGGCTGATTTTTCATTATAATCGCCTAATGTAATTACACTTTTATCATCTACTTCAGGCATAATAATTGACATTGATGATAAATCTAAATCTCCAACCTCTGTAACCCCTTTTACAGCCTCTTTTGTACTTTCAGGCAAACCTTTTAATTGGCTTTGAAAATCTTTTAACTGCTTCTCAAGCTCTTCAATGCTAAGACCATCTATACCTGCTGAAAATGTTTCAATTTCTGTGTTAAATAAATTAAAATTATCCCTTCCATCTCTTGCTAACCTAAATACTCCTCTCAACTCATCAGATAAATCAACAATTCCATTTAATATACTTGTAATTGAAGGAAGTAATACATCCCCAAGTGCTACTGCTGTATTTTTAGAGGCAGTAATAAATCTATCAAAAGAGTCTACGCTTGAAAGAGTTTCTCTCCCAAGAGATGACACTTTTTGCCTTGCTGACTCCATTGTAGCATCAAGGAACGCCTGTTTCTTTTGTGCATCTGTAAGTTTATCTGCCGTAGTATTTAATTTTTCAGCATACTCTTCATACGCTTCGTCTGCCTTAACAATAATACCGATATTATCAAGCATGAGCCGAGATTGACGACCAATACCAGTAATTAAAGACTCAACAGATGATGCTGTATCTCTACCTAATGCTCTACCAAGCCTTTGAGCTACATCAAACATCTCAGCCATTTCAGATGAATTTTTAGTAACTCCAAGAATCATTGCATTATTTGCTTGTTGAAATAAACTAAAATCATCCATAGTACCATCAGTAGCCCTTCTTAATTTTCCAAGAGCTGCAGAACCCTTATTAACACCCCCAGATAAAGTGTCAAAAGCTCTACTCATAGATTGTACTTTAGCAGCCTGTTGTGCAAAACCTGCAAGTTGTCTAATTCCAAGAGCCATAGCAAAGTTAAGTAATAGCAACTTAGAACGAACAACAGAAAAAGTATTTCCTAATATGCCTGTGCTGTTAGTTACTCTTTGAGTATTGTTGTTAAACTTTTTTTGTGCTTTTGCAAGACCCTGAAAGGCTGTGATTAATTTGGCATCCCCCTTAGGGACAAAATTAATCGTTATTGTTTTGTTTGCTGCCATCTATCAAATCCTTTTCTTTTTTAGCCAGAGCATTTTTAATTACAAAAGACTTCTCAATCCATTTAGAGGGTTGGTCGCCATATGCTCCTTTGTATGCAGGAACTCCAAATTCCTTACAATAAATATATCTTTGTATATCTTTCTGATATTCTTTATTTAAAATCTTATTCCTACAAGCAAAAAAGGGTATCTGAGAATTGACTGATTTAGCAACATCAAACTCATTACCCTTCTTATTCATTTCTTCAGTTTCCTTTATTAAAAGGTCAATTACATCCCAAACATCTTCATCTGATACAAACTCCTTAACAGGTCGCTTTCCCTCGATTAAAACAGGGATTCGAGCCTTATATGGATACTCGTGAAACTGACAACCCTCACAACCTTCAGAAATAATATTTATTTCGAGTTGGAGGGCTTCCCTTCCCCCAATAGCAAGGTGTCTTGCATTTTTAGGAAGATTTGAGTTCTTTCTTCAAATGATAATTCTTTAATAAAGCTATCAGATGTATCACCATCTAATCCTTTACGCAACCAAAATGTAATGGTTGAGTGCATCATTTTTACGCCATTAGGAGTACCATCTTTTTTAAATTGATACTCCACTTTATCTAACATTGCATCTC